GGGACCCTGTTTGACAGCCTGTCGGCGAGTGCTGGCGGCACGGGCAATTCTGCGTACGGCTTCACGATGGGTTCGTCGATCTCCGGCAGCGGATCGCTGTATGGCGTCGGGGCTGGGATGTTTCGCGCAGCCGGTGGACTGATTAGCGGACCGGGAACTGGGACCAGCGACAGCATCATTGCGCACGTGTCAAACGGTGAATACGTCGTGAAGGCTTCTGCAGTCGCGCAACCGGGTGTGTTGCCGATGCTCGAAGCGATCAACAGCGGCGCATCTCGCGCCCGTTTCGCGACAGGAGGCTATGTCGGTAACGCTCCTGCCGGTTCGTCGTCCATGTCGGGAATTTCGCTTTCGATGCCGATCACGATCACGGAGAGCGATGGTTCCGGCGATTCGCAATCCAGTCCCCGTGTGCAGGATCTAATGACGGGCCTCAACCAGAAATTCCGCGCGCTGCTGAAGGATGAAACGCGACCGGGCGGGATCATTTACCTCTTCTACAAAAATGGCCGCTGAGATTTTCACGTGGCTGGTGCGCGTTGGTGACGCCGGCACGATCACGCTCCGCAGTCGCTCGGCGAAGTTCGGCGACGGCTACCAGCAGAAAGTTGGCGATGGCATCAACGGCAGGTCTTCGAGCTGGCCGATCACGATCATCGCGCCGATCGACGAGATGCAGCCGGTGACGGATTTCCTCGATCGTCACGACGGCTATCTGCCGTTCCAGTGGACTCCCCCGTACGGAGATCCTGCTCTCTTCACCTGTGGTGGCTACACGCCAAAGCGAACAGCGGGGAACTTGGTCACGCTGACCGCGACATTCGAACAATTCTTTGGGGCTGAGCCAAATGGGTAATCTTCAAAAGGTGAATCTGGGCGTGATACCAGATGGCGCGGGTGGGGATGACGCCCGCACTGCATTTAACCGGCACAACTCGAACGTCGACGTATTGAGCGCGCAGGCGACTCTCACGTCGGCGCCGACGATCACAGCTGCCGTGGCGTTGACTGCTGCGCACATCGGCAAGCGAGTCAACATCGCTCTGGCGAGTGCGGGAACGGTCAACGTGCCACCCGCAAATGCAGCGGTCGCGGATAGCGTGGTTCTCTTGCGAAATATTGGCGCAACGTTGGTTACGCTTGCTGTTGCGGCAACCTCGGGCGACACACTCGCAATTTCGAAGCTGAATCCTGGCGAAAGTGTTGTGCTCGATACGGATGGCATTCACGCATGGTCCGTGTTAGTCCGTGGTCGCTCCAACGCGGACAACGAGTCGGTTGTCGGAAATCTGTCAGTCGGTGGGGGGCTGTCGGCGTTAGGAGCCTCAGCGTTTGGGTCTGCCGGACAGGTCACGATTTCCGATGTGGGCGACGTTGCCATCAAGGGGGCTCTTACTCTTCCAACGAAGGCGTTGGGAGTGGCAAGCGGCGGGACTGGCGGCAAAACGGCCGCTGATGCGCGATTGAATCTCGGTGTCGGTCGGACGCTGATCAAGAGCGTCACGCTAAATGCTGCAGCGGGACTTGTCCTTACGGACGCAGACCTTGGCACCTTTGACTCGATCACGGTTCTCTGTATCGGCGTGGTGTTCACCACGCCGACCGGGGAATTGCGTTGGCAGGCGGCTCCAAAAAGTGACGGGACTGGCGGGGGCTACTCTGCTTATCACAACACGCTCAGCTACTCGTATATCAACGCCGATGGCAGTCACGGCATAACGGAGTCCAGCGCGCGTGGCCAGACATACGGTCGGCTGATCTATCCGCCGTCCGGAGCCGCCGTGAACGTGAATGCGTCTGGCGAATTCACGTTTAGCAACATGCAAGGCCTCGGCAGCCTGGGGCCTTGGCAGCAGGGACGCACCGCGTCGTTCGACGGAGGCGTTCTGAGCGGGCAGGCGGCAACGTTCCTGCAGGCAGCAGTTGGGGTAATCAAGTATCTGAACCTCTTTGCTTCGTCCGGCACCGTCAGCGGCAAATTCATCATCTACGGAAACAATTCCTGACAGTCGAGGTGCTTATGGCTATTACGGCTGATATTCAGCAACTCACGCCGGGCAGGCTGATTGAACTGTTCGACCTTGATGCAACATCGATCGGTGGTCAGATGGCGCGATTTCACGCTCACCTGTCAGCAGGAGCGATTACTTGGCAAGGAAATGCCTATTCGCCCTGGCCCGTGACTGCAGAAGGATTTCAACGCACCAGCACGGGTGCTGCGCCGACGCCTACGCTCAAGGTGGGCAACGTGGATGGTTCCATTTCGTCGCTGTGCCTAGCGTTGGCTGATCTGGTCGGCGCGCAGGTGACGCGCCGCAGAACGCTCTCGAAATATCTGGATGCGGTCAACTTTCCTGAAGGCAACCCGTCGGCGGATCCAAACGAGGAGATGCCTCCAGAAGTATGGCTGATCGAGCGTAAGTCGCACGAGGACAACGAGACCGTCGAGTTCGAACTGTCGTCGCCACTTGACTTCGAAGGCGAGCAGCTTCCCCGCAGGCAGATCATTCCGAATATCTGCTCCTGGGAGTACCGAAGTGCGGAATGCAGCTATACAGGACCTGCCGTCGCGGATGCGAACGATCAGCCAACCGACGATCCTTCGAAAGATGTATGCAGCAAAGGCCTGAACGGCTGCAAGCTGCGGTTCGGCGCAAACAATCCGCTGCCGTTCGGCGGGTTCCCTGCAGCAGGTCTCGTCAGGAGCTAGCCATGCGTAAAGTTACTTTGGACGCGATTCGCGACCACGCGATCCGCGTGTATCCGCACGAGTGTTGCGGGCTGCTCGTGGCGGTGGATGGTCGGGAGCGCTATATCGAATGCACCAACGCGGCAACGGGAACCGATCATTTCATTCTGCCCGGCGATGAATACGCGGACGCCGAGTCACTCGGCGACATCGTCGCAGTGGTGCATTCGCATCCCGACGCTCCATGCACACCCTCCGAGGCTGATCGGGTGGCGTGCGAGGCATCGGGTCTGCCGTGGTTCATCGTCGAGGTGCGGCGCGGCGACGATGAAGAAGTCCGAGAGGCGGGCTCTACGTGGATTGAGCCAGCGGGCTTTGCTGCGCCGCTCGTGGGTCGAAGCTTTGCGCACGGCGTGCTGGACTGCTACACGCTCGTTCGTGACTGGTATCGGCATGAGCGTCAGATCCTGCTGCCCGACTTCAAGCGTTGCGACGGCTGGTGGCATGAGGGCGCGGACCTTTACATGAAGAACTATCGCGCGGCTGGCTTCCGCCCGATCGCTGAGGGCGATCCGCTTGAAGTCGGCGACGTCATCCTGATGCAGATCCGTGCCGAAGTCGCCAATCACGCAGGCGTGTATATCGGCAACGGGCTGATGCTTCATCACCGCTATGGCCGTCTGTCGAATCGCGAAGTCTATGGCGGGTATTGGCTCGAAAACACGCGACAAATTCTGAGGTACGGGGATGCATGAAAAACCTAGAACGATCCGATTGTATGGGCGTCTCGGATTTCTCTTCGGGCGCGTTCATCAGCTGGTGGTGAGCAACCCTGCGCAGGCCGTCCGGGCGCTCTGCATCATGATCCCTGGCTTCGAGCGTGAGCTCATGCAAAGCCGCGATAAAGGTGTTGCGTATGCGGTTTTCGCGGGAAAGCGAAATCTATCTGTTGAGGAATTGCGATACCCCAGCGGGCATGACGAAATTCGCATTGCGCCAATACTGCAAGGCTCGAAAGCGGCGGGCCTGTTTCAGACGGTGCTGGGTGCCGTGATGGCAGCGGTGGGCTACTACTTCGGTTGGACAGGCGTGGGCGCCATCATCGGCAACATGGGGGTTGCGATGATGGCGGGCGGCATGCAGCAGCTGCTCGCACCATCGCCGAAGGGGCTGTCGAGCAAGGACAGCGCCGCGAACGCTGCGAGCTACACGTTCAACGGGCCGGTCAATACTGAAGCGCAGGGCGGTCCCGTCCCGTTGTTGTACGGCGAGCTTGAAATTGGATCCGCAGTCATCTCGGCGGGCATTTACGCGGAAGATCAACAATGACTGAGATCGTTGGCTACAAGAAAGGCGGGGGCGGCGGTTATACGCCGACCGAGGCAGACGACAGCGCGCGGTCGATCTCGTATGCCAAGGTGCTCGATGCGCTGAGCGAAGGGGAGTGCGAGGGCCTGGTGAATGGCTTGCAGTCGATTTTCTATAACGGTACGCCGTTGCAGAACGCGGACGGGTCGATCAATTTTCCAGGCACGACTTTCGATTTTCGTTCTGGCTCACAGGATCAGGATTACATCCAGGGCTTTCCCGACGTCGAGAACGAAGTCGCAATTGGCGTCGAGCTGCGATCAGATCAGCCTTTCGTGCGGGCCGTGAACAATCTCGATCTTTCGGCGGTCCGTGTTCGTATCTCGACACCGCAATGGCAGAAGGCTGATACGAGCAATGGCAACATCACGGGCTATCGTGCGGAATACGTCATCGAGCTGGCGACAGACGGCGGTGCATACCAGACGGTGATCTCGTCGGCGTTTGACTTCAAGGTCAGCAACAAGTACGAGCGTAGCCAGCGCGTGAATCTCCCGCCGGCGACGATCGGTTGGACGTTGCGCGTGCGTCGGCTGACCGCGAATGCCAACAGTGCGGCGATCTCCGACACGATGAACATCGAGTCGGTGACGGAAATCATCGACGCCAAGCTGCGGTATCCGAACACGGCAATTGCGGGCACACAGATTGACGCGTCGCAGTTCCAAAGCGTGCCGACGCGCTCGTTTCACATGCGCGGTCGACGTGTGCGTGTTCCGTCGAACTACGACCCGATGACGCGTAACTATTCCGGGGCTTGGGATGGTACGTTTAAGGTCGCATACACGAACAACCCGGCGTGGGTGTTTTTCGATCTCGCAACGCATCCGCGCTACGGCATGGGACATCGCGTCTCTGCAGCGCAGTTGAATCGCTACGCGCTTTACCAGATTGGCCAGTATTGTGACGAACTCGTGCCCGACGGCAAGGGCGGCATGGAGCCGCGCTTTACCTGCAACGTCTATATGCAGAAGCGCGAGGACGCATACAAGGTACTGCAGGATCTGGCGAGCGTGTTTCGTGGAATTGCCTATTGGGCTGCGGGAAGCATCGAGGCGGTTGCCGACATGCCTACCGATCCCGTATACACCTATACCGCTGGCAACGTCATCGGCGGGAAGTTCGTGCGGCAGGGTACTGACCGCAAGACGAGATACACCGTCGCGCTTGTATCGTGGAGTGATCCGGCGAATCACTTCCAGCAGGCCGTTGAGGCGGTCGAAGACCGCGACGGAAAGATCCGCTACGGCGTGCGTCAGACGGAGATAACCGCTGTCGGATGCACATCGCAGGGCATGGCACAGCGCGTTGGCAGAATGGCCCTGCTGACATCGCGCATGGAGACACAGGAAGTCGCTTTCACGGTCGGGCTCGACGGTGTACGTGCGTTGCCTGGGCAGATAATTCGCATCGCCGATTCGGCGCTCGCAGGTAGACCGATCAGCGGGCGCATTGTCGCCGTGGATGGTCGTGTGGTTACTGTCGATCGGGATCCAGTCGTCAGCCCCGGCGATTCGCTCATCGTCAATTTGCCGACCGGCTCAAGCGAAGTTCGGGTGGTCCAGCGCGTCGACGGTCGCAAAGTAACTGTGTCAACGGACTGGTCGGTTGACCCGATGCCTGAATCCGTGTGGGCCGTTGAAAGCGCGACGCTGGCTATTCCGACATTCCGCGTCGTGTCGATTGCCGATCAGACGGACGAAGATTCGATCAGTTTCGCAATGACGGTCGTGCAGCACGAGCCGGGGAAGTTTGACAACGTCGACTTCGGTACAAAGATCGATACTCGTCCAGTTACGGTTATTCCGCCTTCGGTCCAGTCGCCACCCGGCAATGTGCGCATTTCCAGCTACGCGCGCGTCGATCAGGGGATAGCTGTCACGGTAATGGTGATT